TATGGAGATTGCCTTGCATATCTTCTTTATAACATGTCAAAGGAAATGAGACAAGTAGATGAGACTAGTATTTGATATTGAAGCTGATAACTTACTACCTAAGTTGTCAAAGTTTCACTGTGCAGGTGCTATTGATATAGATACAGGAGAAGAATATTGGTTTATGAATGAAGAAGATGATTTCATAAACTTTATTAGTCTATTGTATCAAGCAGACGTTGTTGTAGCCCATAATGCCTTTGGCTATGACATCCCTGCTTTGAAGAAGTTGGCCCACTTTATGGGCCGCTCCTTTAATATTGATAATAGCAAAGTACATTGTACTAAAATAATGAGCCAAGTCCTTAACTATCGTAGGTTCGGGTTTGGTCACTCTTTAAAGCAATGGGGTGAATTTTTTCATAATAATCCCCAAAAGGCTAGAGAACTAGATTTAAGAGGTGGTCAAACACCTCGTGGTGAATATCGCAAGCTAGCTGATGAAAAAGAGAGCTTTCTTAAGGGTGACTATCAAGGTGGTTTCGAAGAGTTTAACATGGAAATGTTTGACTACATGAAGCAAGACGTTAGACTTGGTGCTAAAGTTTATAAGTATCTTTTAAAAGAACTTAAGACTTATATCGGTAAACATAATTCTAAAGATATACTTTCGGCTTTACGGTCTGAAATGGAACTTGATAGAATTATGACAGAACAGTGTGAGAACGGTTGGCTCTTTAATAAAGAAGAAGCTAAAGAACTTGTTAATACGATTGATACAAATATGGTAGAAATTACTAACTTTATCAATCCTCTATTATCAGGTAAAGCAGTTGTTGTTGACCCCGATACGCAACGTGAACATGAACCAATTACAGGTAAACGTTATGCGAAAGAAAAAACTCCGACTTACACGAAAGCAGGAAAGATCGCTGCCCACACTATCAACTGGTTTGGGGATGACATGGGCAGTACTATTGATGATTCCAAAATCATGGGAGCTTACTGTAGGGTTAGCTTTGAGTCTGGTGATATTGGTAACACTGATACGGTTAAGTCTTATTTGGGAACAATTGGCTGGAAACCAGACGAATGGAACTGGAAGAGGGTTGATGGACAATTCGTTAAAGTCTCAGCAAAACTCACAGATAGTTCATTGGAACCACTTGGAGATGTAGGTAAGGCTCTTATGGAGTACTATACCTTACGTTCTCGTAAATCAATCTTGGAGGGTTGGTTTGATCACATTGATAATAATTCTCGCTTACATGGTGACGTCTTCAATATTGGTACGCCTACTTTTAGACAGACTCATAAAATCATTGCCAACTTACCTTCGGGAAAGGCCACACTTGGTCCCGAATTTCGTAGACTTTTTGTTTCTCCTAGTGGGTATAAGTTGGTTAGTGCTGATAGTGCTGCTTGTCAGTTAAGACTTTTAGCACACTATATGAATGATCCTGAATTTACTAAACAAGTACTTGAAGGTGATATTCATCAGATGAATGCGGATATTATTGGCTGTACAAGAAACGAAGCTAAGCGATTTATCTTTGCTTATCTTTATGGTGCTGGCGCTCAAAAGCTTAGTGGCTATATTAACAAGTCTGTTAATGAAACTAAGAACGCTATTGCCAAATATAAACGGGCTTTACCTAAACTAGTTCAACTTGTAGACAAGTGTAATAAAGCTATTGAAACAAGAGGCTATATCTATGGCCTTGATGGTCGTCCTATTAAGTTAAGCAGAGATGAAAGACACAAATCTCTTAATTATCTTATTCAGGGTGCCGAAGCAGTAGTTATGAAGTACACAGTTCAAATGATAGATGAAAAGCTTAATGCAGCAGGTATTGAGTTTAAACATTTATTGTTTTATCATGACGAACATACAGTTGAAGTAAAGGAAGATCAAGCAGAGCAAGCTCGTGATATTATTATTCAGTGTTTCGAAGAAGCGCCAAAGAAAGTGGGTATTAATATTATGACTTGTGGAGACTGTAAAATAGGAGATGACTATTATGAAGTACACTGATGATGAGTATGAGTATGAAGTTTGGTTTTTAAATGCAAAAGAACCAAAGTATTTTGACCATTATGAAAAGGACGAAGCAGAGTATGAAGCTGCACTGTTATCTGAAAGATGGACACCTGTTGAACTTCGTGTAATTAAAATTACAAAAACACTAGAAAACGTAATTAAATATAGCTAAGTAATGACTACTATGAAGTCCACTAAAATTCATAAAATAAATCCTGTTGCTAAAAGCTTAAGTAATCCTAAGTATCGGCAACAGGTTATTCCTAACAAAAAGAAAGTAACTAAACCAAAGCATAAAAAGGATGAAATAAATGGTCAACAGGACTAAGGGCTTAGTTAAGTTGCGTAATGGCAAAATATTGCCCTATGTAGAAGGTAAAGAGTATGGCGATATGGTAGTTAAGGTTTGGTATCAAGACCATATTCGCCCAATGAGTAGAGAGGAACGTAATCGTGCAAAAGAACGAGAAAACGCAAACAGAACAAGTAAACGAACTTCTAAATCGAATAGAAGAAAAGGTAGACAAGCTAGCTAAGCAATTAGGTATTTGTGTATCTTGTGGAAATATATCTAAAGAAGACTTCTGTGAATTTTGTTTAAACGAGGAGTAAACATGAAAGTTTATGAGTTAGAACCTCTGATTATGAATTGCTGGGCAGTTTGTGATGATATAGAGGTTATCTATAAGCAAATTGGAGATGGTGAAAGAGAGCCTACTCCTGATGAAACCATGAATGCCCTTCTCGGTATTAAACAACTTTATCAGTGGAAGTTTGAACAGTTATTTAACAGGTTTGAAGATCTTTGTTGTGAAGAACAAAGAAGAATTATGACAGGAGAAAATAATGCCAACAACACCTAGTGAAACTCTTATTCGTAATGCTTTTGATGAATTTTGGGAAAATGCCAAACTTTTTGGTTGGGATATTGATTATAAGCTAAAGTCTGAAATAGAGACCGTTGAAGAAGCCCTTATAGAAAGTCTTGAACCTTACAAAGATAAATACGAGTGGGAGGAAGAGTGGCAAGATATTAAAGACGAAGTTTATGATCATGGTTACTGGGAAGGTCACTCAGATGGAGAAAACTCTGGTTATGATCAAGGTCATGAAGAAGGTTATAATGAAGCTAAAGCGGAGTGTGAACATTGTACTCAGTAGAGTTTGAAAAAGATTCAGCAGTAATAACAGTATTATCTGAAGATGATTCTCAAGAAGATGTTGAGGTAATCATCGGAGATAATGACGTAGTATTTGTTCGGCAATACCAAGAGTATAAGAATGAATATGATGTTATTGTTATGACATGGCAGCAGTTAAAAGATATTGCTGCTGCTATTAACAGCCCTGAAGGGTTATTTAGATTAGTTCGGAGATAAACATGAGGAAAATGAATTGTAAGCTTTACGAAAATCAAGCACTACAATTTTATAATAATGAGCATCGACATGCAGATTCTTTATACAAAGGATTAGTAGAAGAAGCAAATGAAGTATATGACGCTTTAAGTGATGAAGAAGTAATTGATGAGCTTGGTGATGTTTTGTGGTATGTTACTATTTTAGCTAATAGCTTGGGAACAACCATAGACGAAGTAATGATGCGTAATATCAATAAACTAGAGATGAGAGAATTAAGAGGAAAGAAAAATGCCTAATTGGTGTATGAATAATGTTACAATCAATGGTAGCAAAGAAAAGTTAGAAGAAATTATTAAAGCATGTGAGGATGACAAGTTCTTAGAATTTCTTGTTCCAATTGGAGATTGGGATTATGGTAGTGCTATCGAAGCTTGGGGAACTAAGTGGGAAGCTTGTGATGTAGATCATGATTTACTAGATGACAATACTTTGATGCTTAACTTTGATAGTGCTTGGGGACCACCCGTAACAGCTTATAATACTGGTGAAGCTAATCATGATATCACAATTTACGCAACATACTATGAACCTGGAATGGCTTTTGTCGGAGAGTATGAAGATTCTGAAGATTCAAGTTATAACATTGATTTTGAAGATGAATCTTGGATGGATGAAATTCCAGAACATCTATCTGATCATTGGGGATTGTATGATGAGTATGAGTCTTGGAAGGAATGGCAAGACGAAGAAGAATAAGGATAAAAATTACCTGACGTTAAAGAACAATTAAAGGAGCTATTTATGATAGCAATTATTGATGGTGATGTTCTCTTATACATTAGTATTTGGGGAGCAGAAACCAAAGAAGAAGCAAGTAATAACTTTAAAGAGTTATTTACTGCTATCAATGAAGATCTCTTTGCAGAAGACTACGTCATGGCCCTTGGTGGCCCTGACAACTTCAGAGTAGATTTATATGCTGAATATAAAGCTAATCGCAGTAAGTCGAAATCAACAAGACCAGAATGGTTCTTAGATTTGAAGTCTGATATAGCAAACGAGTACGAAAATTGTATACTAACTGACTATTGTGAAGCTGATGATATGGTTCGCACTTGGGCAGAAGATTGTCGTAGAGGTAGTAAAGACTTTGTTGTTGTTTCTGTTGATAAAGATTTAGATTGTATTGAAGGCAAACATTACAACCCTCGAAAGAGTGAGTTATATGAAGTCAACAATTTCGATGCTAATCGACATTATTGGAAACAAATTCTTATGGGGGATTCAACTGATAACATCCCAGGACTTCCTGGAATTGGCCCTAAAAAAGCCGAAAAGTTATTAGATGAAACCCCTAAAGAATTTAAGCAAACTGTTTGTGCAGCTTATGCAGATTACTACGGTAAAGATAAGGGTTATGAGTATCTTATAGCTAATGGCAGGTTAATCCATATATGGCGACATATAGGTGATTACTTCAAAATAGGTAGAGATGTTTATAATGAATTGTGTACATGGTATGAATAAAGGTCATTGGACTTATCCTTATAAATTTGATCCGCAACAATATAATGGATTTCTTTATCTTATTGAAAATAAAGTAAATAACATGTTGTACATTGGTAAGAAGCAATTCTATCATGGCGGTAAGAAGCGTTCTAAAACTTATGGAAAAGAAATGGCATGGAGAACTTACGTAGGCTCTTCTAGCCATGTCAAAAAAGATATTGCTAAGTATAATAAAGAAAACTTTAGTTTTGAGATTGTTGATCTTTATAAAACAAAAGGTGGACTTTACTATGCAGAAGCTTATCTTCAAATGGTTTGTGAATGTATGACAAGTGATAAGTTTTATAATAAACAAATTGCTGCAATTCGTTTTGTTCCTAAAGAAGACTTAACTAAACGAACTAGAAGCTATGTTAATAAGATTAAAAAGAGGATTAAATGAAAATACATCCCGCAGCCCCTGCTAGTTATATTGGTGGCCTTGTCAGCTTACTTCTTGCACTAATTGGTTATCTTAGTGGGTATGAGCTATTTGATCCTGTTATGGCAATAATCTTATACCTGTTATTAAATGAACTTAGTAAATTTATTGCAGAATATACGATGAAAGAAGACGATGGGACAGATAGTAACTCGTAATCAACCTTGTGAAAAGTGTGGAAGCAGTGATGCCAAACAAATCTATGATGATGGTTCTGCTTTTTGCTTTTCATGCAAATCTAACTTTTTTGCCCCAAAAGAGGGTTATATGGAACAACCAGAAATTAAAAAAGACTGGTCTAATAGACTACAGGAGGTTCAGAATGATTACCCTTCTCGTGGTTTTAAAGAGCGCAATATTTATCTTCAAGTGGCTGAACATTATGGTGTTAAAGTTTCTTACGATCTTGATGGTAACATTGACGCTCATTACTATCCTTTTTATGCTGATGACAAACTATGCGGATACAAAGTTAGACGACTCCCCAAAGACTTTTCCTCAATCGGAACAGTTAGAGGTGGCTTGTTTGGACAGCAATTGTATTCTGGTGGCCCCAGGCTCGTCATCACCGAAGGTGAATTGGACGCAATGTCTGTGCAATCAGCATGGTTCAAAAAATACAAAACCTTCTATCCAGTAGTCTCTTTAAGATCTGCGTCTAGCGTTAAAGATCTTATTAAAGAGCGTGATTGGATTCGTAACTTTAATGAAGTTATTTTATGGTTAGATAACGATGATGCAGGTAGAGAAGCTACTAAAGAAGCTGCTCGTATCATTGGTTATGATAAAATTAAAATAGCTAAAAGTAACGAAAAAGATGCTAGTGATCTTTGGATTAAAGACCCTGATAAAGTATTAAAGACTATCTATGATTCAGTAGAATATACACCTGCAGGGATACTTACTAAAGATCAATTATGGCATCAACTTGAGAAGTATAATGAAATTGAATCTGTGCCTTATCCTGACTATATGGAAGGATTAAATGATAAACTAAAGGGGATGCGCTTTGGCGAAATTACTCTTTGGACTTCAGGTACAGGTTCTGGTAAATCAACTCTGCTAAGAGAAATCGCTATAGACTTATTGGAGAAGACAGATGATAAAATCGGTATTATCTCGCTTGAAGAATCACCTGCAGAAACAGCACGTAAAATGGCAGGTATGGCAATTAATCGGAATCCAGCAAATGAAGAAATTCCAATCGATGATCTCAAAGAGGGATTTGATAGGATTTTCGATTCTGACCGTGTTCTGGTACTTGATCATCAAGGTAGTATCTCAGACGGATCCATCATGGATTTCTTGGAGTATATGTGCCTTAGTGGTTGTAAGTACCTTTTTGTTGACCATATCACTATCCTCGCTTCAGAAGGCGCTGAAGGACTTACTGGAAACGAAGCAATAGATAAGATTATGAATGACTTACTTAGACTTGTAAAGAAACACGAAGTGTGGATTGGTCTTATTAGTCACTTACGTAAGACAGATAATAAAGGAAGAAGTTTTGAAGAAG